ATTTTGGGTTTATGTATTTGTATCTTTGCCATTTAGTCTTCATCCCATTCTAACAATTCGTGAACTCCTTGTTCTTTTAAAAGTAGACGGTTTTTCCAATGTTCATCTTTGACATCAGCTTTGTTTTGACCAGTATAACCAACTGCAAAACCACTTTCACACATCCATTTGTTTATGTTTGTCCATCCGTTGAATTCGTTGCCTTCTTCTGTACAGTTAATCCAAATTTCACCAAGTATCCTACCGAACTTACCACGACTGTCTGCTTCTGGACAACGGACTTGAATCTCAATATCATCTCGGTCATCTATGGTTGCCCAATGTAACCACGATTTGAGAGCTGCGGATGCTAACTTACCATAGATTTTTTCGTTCTTGTGTCTTGTTCTGGATTCTGGTGTGTCAATTCCTAACAAGCGAACTCTTCCACAATACCGTACATCGAAACCTAAATCGATTACTGCATCAATAGTGTCACCATCTACAACTTTTTCTATTGCAGTTACATTGTAAATAAATTCACAAGGTTCTTCGTTTATGTATTCAGCCATTCTTTAACTCCAATCAAATTCTAATTGTCCTTTGGGCCCATCCGGCCATGAAACTTTACATACTCCTGCACCATAAGGTACATTGAAAAATTTAAAGGTATCTCCTGTGTCTCTTTCGTGCCTGTCTGGTTTCAAGTACCACGGCGGGGCATCAAGTCGTAATACATCCTGTTCAAATCTACTTCTAGAAACTTTTGTTCTGTTATCTGCGGTTGATTCATTTTGTTTTCCTCCAGCCATATTTCCTTTCGTAAGTGTAGTAGGAAGGTTTTGATTCACTTTGAATCTGTATTCTGTTTCAAGGAAAAACCTCCCCCCAAAAACCCATCTACATTACGCTGCTAGTGCAACGTGTGCAGAAATATAATCGTCATTATTTGCGATTAAAGTGTTTGATGTAGGTCATCGCCCTCTTCATTGCTCTCTGATACTTTCTTCCACAATCGAAACCATTCATCCCCAGCAACGGAACACATATATGAAATAAATAAAAATGCACAAAGTATCATCACGAATATCATACTCGCGAAACTGATGACAGTGGCTCTCATTCTTTCATACATATATGCCTTTGGTGGAGATGCCGCGACTCGAACGCGGGTCTTGTGTAAATATCCTCTCAGGTCATCACAATAGAATTCTTTACATATATTTAGTAATAACTTCTTGTAGAGGATTCAACCATCTTTCTTTTGTCTCTCTAAACAGTAATGGTTCTTCATTCTCTACTGCCATAATGATTACGATATTGTTGATTGGAATACCTGTTCGTTCTTCGTAGGCATGAGCGTAGAACGCACCCTGCATAAAATACGAGGCGCACATTTCCCACGTTTTGATTCTCCTTGAAGTCTTATAATCTATGATTGCCAATTGTCCGTCAAACTCTGCAATCAAATCAGTTCTACCAGCTAACTGTAACTCGTCAGAATACATTGCACCTTCTGTGACGTGCACATTATCTACTCTATCAAGTAATGGAATTATTGACTCAAACATCTCGACTAAGTGAGGCATTGACTCTGTTAAAAAACCTTCTTCATTTTTGATATACTTTTCACATAATGCGTGGACATCTGTACCTTGTCTTGAAGCCTTGGTGGAGATTCGGTTCGATTCGGTCGCTCCAACCTTTGCTCGCCAAGCTTGTATACCAGCTTTGGACAGATTTGATAAAAGTGTTGTAATGGATTGATAGTTACCATTGGGTGTCTTATAAAATCTACGGCCATCTATATTCTCTGTTGTCAATTCAGTTAATGTAGTTCCAACATGATTAAATTTTTTCATAATATATTTTTCATTCTAATGGTGCCATGACATCGTGCTTTTCGGCTGTTGCTTCTTAATCTCTTTGAGCTTATCGGTTATCCATCCAGGCGGTTTCTTAGCATGCCCGGGCGATGAAATATTATCATACGCGAACGCGGTTGGTGTTTTGCCTGGCACTAAGTCAATCTTACCACCACACACAACCGACTCATCCACACCTACATCTTTCTCACAAGAAGATTCAGTAGGTTTTCTTCTTTCATCCATAGAATAAAAATCTTCAAATTCGTTTCCGCACTTCTCGCATCTATAGTCATAATAAGGCATTTTTTCCTTTCGTGAACCATTTTGGTGTTCCACTGTATTTCCATACAGCAAAATTACTCTTCTCTTTTATATAGTATTGTCAAGTCTTTTTTACACTTTTTCTAGCTTTATTGTAAAAAATATGTGTATCAATCTCTACTGTTTTACGGCGTGGGTCTGCCCATTTCGGTGAACTAATATAGTCCGCATGATAATGAGTTGCACCATCCGTTATATCAATCAAGTCAGGAGTTGCTAATACATACACAGCAATCTCGCTAGACTCTCGCCACATTGCACCAATGTGAGGCACATCTAGTTTACCATCACAATACCAACTAAATTGGCATCGGTCTTTTACTGGTAATCCAGATTTGTAATGTCTCCCTTGATAAACAACTTTACAGACAGTATTTGGATACTGCTTTGAATTCACACGATTCATAGTGACTTGTGCTACTGCTAATTTTCCAGCAGTAGATTCTAATGCTGCTTCAAAATATATATTTTTTGACATGCATTCTAGTTCTTCTGAATTCACCAAGTTTACAACTGTAGTCTTTCCATTGATAGTCATGTGTAATGGAGACATTTTTGTTGTCTGTTTGTCAGATATTGGTGCAATCCATATTTGAGATGTGGTGCCCGAATTTAACAGGGTTGACCACAGCGTAAGAAGCCCTACAAAGGCAATGAATATTTTCATATTCCTCTTTTAAATAAATTGATCTAAGCACGATAGTCCATTGCTTAAACTTAAATAGGAGAATTTCTGCCGCGGCGGGAAGCTCTGGCGGTGGCGCCAGTTTCCCATAATTTGGGGGAGTATAAGGAGTAATCAAAATCACTGTACCATTTTATTCCATCTATTGTAGTGGAAAATTTTGACATGGTAGCATCCCAATCCATAGTAAATTGAAAATTATCTTCCTTAGCAAGAACAACCGTAGCTTGTAACGGTATTCCACTCTCCATTTTCAATTGCCGTAGTTCAGCCTCTACAGTTGTTTGCACATTGTCTGTAGAAACTTTGGTTAAATTGACTATTCTCTCTTCTAAACTTTTTATTGTTTGTGCCATATTATATAATTATGGTAGTAAATTAGGAAAAGTTTCTTTTACTAGGTTGAAAGTTAATCCTCTGCATTTTAGTTTTTTATCCTTCACTTGCAGAAGAAGTTCTACTTCAGAAGGATGTATACCTTCTAAAATATCTGTAAATGCTTTTTCTCTTTTCATATTACTCAAACTTTCAGGAGATTGACCTTCAACGAACAAATATAACTTTCTAATATGAAAGTGTAGATACGTTGGATTCGGCTCATCGGTGTCTCCTTGAAATTTGGCTATGGGGGGTGCACCTGGCGGTAAGAGAAATTTTATATTTGGATCGAATGCTGCTTTTAAGATCTGCTGAAGCGCAAAACAATCATGTTTTAATAATACTTCCTTTTTTTGTTTCTTGGTAGATGCTTTTGCAATCTCGCTAAAGACTGTTGGTAAACTAGTTGTTGTCATAATTAAAACTCGTCAATTACTTCCATAAGGTTTTTCAATCTGTTATCAACAAAGTAATTCAAGAGCTGACTTCTGTTACCAGCTTCTTGATTTTTATATTGATTAACTATATTTATACGAATTGAGTTTGGAGTCTCGTCCAAATCAACCATTGTCTTGTTTCTATGGTAGTTTCTGAGCATAGCCTCATTACAGAATTCTTCTGGTTTTTGACCTCTCCAAAGTTCCATCTTCTTCTTGGTTACAGGAGTTTGGCGTTTTCCTTCAGTAATAAGAGTATCATCCGAGGAAAGGATGTTAGGAACACCATCACCAGTATCACCTCTAATGGTCTTATCATACAAAGATTCTGCAGCATCACCCACTATAAACTTTCTCTGAAGTGGTGACCATTGTTTAACTTCTTTATGCTTTTGTAACTGAATAAAGTCTTTATCACTGGACAATATTAGAGTAGGTGGAAGATTGTCATCCTCCGCCAACGTGTTAATGAGAACACCAATAATGTCATCAGCCTCTGCAGTATCTACGTGCATAACTTTATATGGAAAGTATTTAGTCAAATCTTCCCTCATCTCATGCAACAGTTCAAAGAGAGTTTTCCAATCTGTAGGATCATTCTCTCTGTTCTTTCTACGATTTGCTTTGTACTCTGGAAATACTTTCTTTCTCCAATTGTCTTTACCATCACAACAAATAACCATTTCTCCATAATCTTTTGCAAATTGATTACGAAACAATCTGATTGAATTGAGTATCGTGTGCCTTAACAGATCTTCTTCCACAACTGGTTTACCTCTGCCCATGGCCATAAAAGAACCAATCACAG